CTGTCTGATAAACTAGGATTCACAGAAGACCCTGCTGACAGTATTGTCATGCCGACCGTTGAGAAGCAGAGTCCGGCACCAATAAAAGAATCAGGCATGAACCGGATGGACATGCTGCTGAAACGACGTCGCTCGGGCCGTGCGTCAACTGTGAAGGCAGGTGACCTGGTCCCATCTAGTGTGGGATACAAATCATTGCTAGGATAGTGTAATAAAGCTGAGGTGCGGTATGCAGATCAATACGGAAAAAACAGACAAGCCATATACCATGAGTGATGATTTGAAAAAAGTGAAGGAGTGCATCTCGTTGCGGGACCGCACCTTGACGAAGCAAATGACCTTCCGCAGTATGTGGCAGAGCATAGCGGATATGATGTTTCCACAGACCTATGGAATCAATACGAAGCATGCCATTGGCGATGAGCTCATGACGCACCTGTTTGACACCACTGCGTTGGAAGAGTTGGAGAACATGGCGTCTGGTATTGCGAATAATCTGTTTCCTGCTGGCCAGCAATTCTTCAAGTTCAAAGCTCCTCTCGGCCTTGCCGACGATCCGGTCGTGACGGAGTATCTTTACTATCTGACGGAAAGCCTACATGAAGAAATCTTCAATAGCAACTACGTGACTCAGACAGGTAATACGATTCAGTATTGGGCTGGCTTCGGAACCGGTGCGAATTACTCAGACTGGAGTGTGAAGGATGGGCTCAATTTTAGAGATTATGCCATCGGCACGTATCAGTGTTTGGAAAATTCTGCTGGCGAAATCGACACCATCGTTCTGACCATGCCGATGACGGCCAGACAGATACAGCAGGAGTATGGCAAGGATGGGAAGAATTTGGGTCAAACTGTCAATAATGCGCTGAGCCAGAACAGTACGAGTCAGTTTGATGAAATCAACATCATCCACGTCATCCAGCCCCGCAAGGGTCGGAACGAGAGCAAGATTGATAAGAAGAACATGCCGTGGGAAAGCTGTGTCGTGAATGAGAAGGACCAAATCTTGTTGGACGAAGGTGGGTTTGATGAGTTTCCATTTGCCATCCCACGCTACACTGTCATGTATAGAGAGGTCTATGGTAGGGGGCGGGGCACTATGATGCTGCCGCAGGTCCGCGTCCTGAACAGGCTGGCCAAGGACTATCAGGAAATGAGCAACAAATGGGTGAATCCACCGAAGGAAGTGTTGGACAGTTTTGAGGGCGAGGTGGATGTCAGTCCTGGTGCACTCAACTATGTGCAGGTGGCAAATAGTATTAAAGCCATTGAAATGGGATCGGCCGGTGCGTATCCAGTGACGAAGGACATCTTGGAGTACTACCGCAACGGTGTGAAGGAAGGGTTCTATAAGAATGCCTTCGAGCCCATTAGCAATTTGACAGGTGACCGTAGGAACACTACGGAAATTATGGAACGTCTGCGAGAAGGCCTCAAGAAAGCGACTAGGCCGTTTAGCCGACTGTTTACAGAGTTGGTCACGCCGCAAATTACGCGAGCGGCCTTGTTGCTAATTCGCAATGGCGTGGTGGAAGGGCCCCCAGAACAATTGCAAGGCAAAAATATGCAATTGAGGTTTATTAATCCACTGGCATTGGCCTTGGAGGACCAGCAAAGTAAAGGTGGTCAATACTGGGTGGAGGCGTTAGGCGGAGTGTCAGAACTCTTTCCAGGCGTGACGGACAACATTAATTCCGACCAGTGGGCCAGAGATTTAGGCGAGTCCTTGGGTGTGAAGAGTACTCATATTAAGCCAATCGACGAGCGTGATGAAGAACGGGAAATGCGAGCCGCCCAGCAGCAGGCCATGCAGCAAATGGAGATGGCCCAGGCTGGCGCTGAGGCATATGGCAAGACGACCAAAGCTCCAGAGGAAGGCAGTGCGGCAGAGCAAATGGGCCAGTAATTGACACAGGAGAGTAGTATGATACGAAACAGAAGAAAGGTCACGATTGACTATCAGCAGAAGTTTGGCGATGAGCAAGGTAGTCGCATATTGAAAGATTTGGAACGACTCTGCCCACTACTGAGAGGCGGCATTGATATAGGCAAAGGCGTGGATTCCAATCGTCTGTTGGTTATGGAAGGCCGGTCTGACGTAATAAAGTACATCTACCGTATGATGCGGAAAGATCCAAATGAAGTGACACAGAAACAAGCAACGAATGACATTATTCCACAGGAGAGTAGCGTATGAACGGTAAAACAAAATACAGTATTGTAACGTTGGATGAGAAGCATCAGCAATTGGCCAGTTGGCTTGGCCCTGTCTGGCGTGGCATGGGTCAGCATGCTAGGTTTGAGGACGGAGTCGGCGATCAGCCTGCCGGGGACGCTCCTGCCGCCGACACGCCGCCGAGTTCTCCAAGTAATGACACCCAACCGCCAAGTAACGACGATACTCCACCAAGTAGCGGCCTTCTCGACACCGCAGGCCTGATCAATCCAGATGGAAGTTTTGTGGCCGATTGGCACAACTCCGACCTGTTGCCCGAGGGTGTGCGAGGCAGTGACAGTCTTGGCGTCATCAAAAATCTGTCAGACTTGGCCAAGCGCACAGTCCATGCGGAAAGCATGATCGGCAAGAACAAAATCGCTCTACCCAAAGATGGTGCGTCTGAGGATGAGATGTCACAGTTTTGGGCCGCTCTGGGACAATCCCACCCCGATTTGGTGCGTCCGGCGGCCGCAAGTGAGTACTCGCTGGACATTCCGGAGGACATGGCAGAGTACTTTCCGGAAGAACGTATTGATGGAGCAAAGGAGTTCGCCCACAAGATTGGCATATCAAAGACCCAATTCAACGCCTATATGCAGAATGAGTTTGAAGTTGCCAGGCAAGTCATAGCTGAATCCAATGCAGAGCAACAACGTGTCTATGATGAGAATGTCTTGGCATTAAAGCAGGAATGGGGGGAAGCATATCTGGAGCGTCAGCATGTTGTCAAGCGGGTCATTGCAGAGGCCTTTGGAGCGAAAGAGGCTGAAAAGAATGCGTTCTTGCAGAAGTTCTCTGGCGACCCCGATTTCGTACGCTTTGCCGCCAACATCGGAGAACGCCTCGTGGAAAGTAAAGCACTTGTGGCAGAACTCACGCAGGACACGCCTGGCCAAGCGAACACCAAAATCGCCGAGCTACGTAAGACGCCTGGCTATCTGTCACCATCGTCAGACATGTCAGATGAGCGGCGGACGGAAATTACAAACCAAATCAGGGAACAGACACAGATTGCCCACCCTGAACAACGCAACTAATAATGTTGGTCATATGAAAAAACACTTGACAAAACTAAAAAACATAGCTTAAACTAACAATCAGACAGCAGGCACCCGACCTGCAGTATAGTTGCTCTGGGTCGGTCTGCCGCAGTCATGCGTAAATGACACGTCTTACGCGGACGTAAAAAGCCAGATAGGACCTTGACGTTCAAGACACTCCTGCCGATTGTCAACGAACTTATTAAGTCAAGGTGTACTATGGGTTTACCATCAAGTATTGACACTGCTTTTGTGCGGCAATACAGCTCGACCCTCTATGTCTTGGCCCAGCAGAACAAAAGTAAGTTTGTATCTGTTGTGCGGAATGAAGGCTGCCAAGGCGAGTCCAAATCCTTCGACCGTATTGGAGAGGCTGTGGTTGAGGAAATCACCTCACGCCATGCCGACACTCCTAACAACGAACAACCTCACACACGTCGCTGGGTCACTCCAAAAGACTATCATACGAATTCGTATGTGGACAAAGAGGATCAGATCAAAACGCTGATTGAGCCGACGAACGAGTACATGCAAAACCAGGCCAGAGCACTCGGCCGACAATCCGACGACATCATCATCGCGGCCGCTCTAGGCACTGCAGCCGCTGGCGTCACGCCTACCACCAGTACGGTGGCGTTTAAGGATGAGTCTGTCAGCATCAATGGTGACGGCACTGTCACGACCTTAGGGACGCTGGCAACTCCTGAAACTGAGGTCGACATGACACTTGCCAAGATTGCTATCATGCAGCAACTCTTCGACGATGAAGATGTTGATGAGGAAATTCCTCGCTGTTGGGCAATCAGTCCGAAGGACATTCGTGCCATGTTGCAGCTTCAGCAACTCACCAGCCAGGATTACATCACTCTCAAGCCGCTTGAAGCTGGCAAGATTGTGTACTTCATGGGCTTTAATTTCATTCGCTCCACACGCCTCACAAAGAACTCCCAAGATAGCACTTGCTACCGGACGTTCGCATGGGCGAAGGATGGCATCATCTATGCCAGTGGCAAGAATGTTATGAGCCGTATCGACGAGCGTAAGGACAAGTCCTACACGACTCAAGTGTATAGTTACATGAATGGTGGGGCCGTCCGTATGGAAGGTGCCAAAGTCCACGAATGTTTGAATAAGGTTGCATAAGAAAGGAGCATATTATGGCTAGTCCCGAAAGAGTCTTGACGCTCCCTACTTATGACCAAGGAACCATCTTTGGTCCAGGGTCAGCGCCCAAGCAATCGGTCTATGAGACAAGTGCCACTCAGCAACATCGCCTCGGCGCTAAGTTTATTGATGGCGATAGAATTTTCCGTTATGCAAAGAATAGCTCGGCCGCAACGCTGAGTAAAGCTTTGATGAATCAATGTCAGGTCGTAGAAACCAAGACGCATGAGATTGTCCAGACGGGCCATGCATGGGCTGTCGGGGACCTTTCCGGCACGATGTTGGTGACGACTGCTGGAACTTTTGCGGCCAACGAATTCACCGATGGGTGGTTCTTTGGTAATAAGGTTGGCAGCTCTATGGGTGATATTTATCGAGTGCTGGCTTCGGAAATCACCGCCGGTACGGATACGATTATGAAGCTGGAGCTTGAGACGGCTGTCCGTAACGCAATTGGAGTCACGGCTGAGATGTCGTTGATCCCCAACCGCTGGTACGATGTGGTGGTCTTCCCAACCTCCCATACGGGCTATGCGGCCGGTGTGGGGTTGGTGGATATTGCCGCCAGCTACTACGGTTGGCTGCAGACTGGCGGACCCGCTCCGCTGCTTGTGGACGACGACGAAACTATCGTCATTGGCGATACCGTCGGTAATCCCGCTGCTGATGCGGTTGCTGGTCAGTGTGGTGTAAGAGTCACACTTGAGCAGGCCTGGGGCAATGTGCTGCTGGTTGGTGCCCATACCGACGATGCAGCGTTGATTAATCTCAGCATTGATCAATAGGTTTATTCAGGTTGCCCACTTCTTAATTGAGGTGGGCACCTGCTTATTTTTTACAGAGGTGTGTCATGGCGGAATCAAAAACATCCGTATGTAATCAAGCTCTCGCACGCTTAGGGGCTGTTCGTATCAATGACTACACCGACGATACTGACACCAAGCCAGAGGCCATCTACTGTCGGTTGTTTTTTGACCAAACTGTCCGCGCATTGCAGAAGGACCACTTCTGGCCGTTTGCAAAGAAGCGAGTGAAGCTGTCCGCCGATACGGAGTGGGCTGGCGTGGATACTGGTAATGACTTTCAATACGCCTATGCATACCATCTGCCAAGTGATTTTTTACGAATCATCTTGTTCTGGAATGCATCTGACCTGCGTGATGGACGTACCAACTATTCGTATGAGATTGAGGGCAAGCGCCTACTGACAGATGAGGCCGCTGTCTATCTGAAGTACATTAAGAATGTGACAGACGTCGGTGCGTGGGATAGCTTGTTTACGGAAGTGATGGTTCTGATTTTGGCCAACAAACTGGTTGTTCCACTATCTCAGGACTTGGAAGTGAAGGAAGATATTGCCAGGGACATCGCACCATTATTGCGAAAGGTGCGTGCCATGGACCGCATGGAAGAGCGTGTCATTGGTAGGAATGCATTGCGTCCTTGGAACAACGCCCGTTATACAGACTTTGCCTAAGGAATGGACAGATGAGAGGCAGGCCACAAAAGAACTTCGACAACAATTGGAACGACGATTGGTATCCAGTTCTTGAGTGTGGTGCGAATAGGGTGTTGCGGAAGCTTAATCACAGTGACTGCCGGTTGGTGGATTCTGATGAGTTGATTAACGAAGCGTGGTTGACATGTATGCGACGCTTGCCACCGACAGCAAAAAAGGGTGACTGGCGTTGGATGTATCTAAACAGTAGCATGCGGCGTTATGTCCATGAGTACAGTAGAAAGGCCCACGTCGCAGGTGTCACAATCAAACGCATAGCGGACAATTTTGACATTCCAGACCGGCCGCAAGTCACCTACGACAATGTAGAGGATGTCCAACATGTATTACAGAACTTATCTGACCGGGACCACTACATTGTAACGTCCTTGATGCAAGGCAATACACAGACAGATATTGCAGAGGAGTTGGGTGTCACGTCGCAATGTGTGTCATTCAGAGTAGGACAAATTAGACAGGAACTGAGCTTTTTAACCAAATCTAAGTCAGGAGAGTGTCATGAGTATTAGCATTTTAATTCCGGCTCACAATGAGCAGCAGTACTTGAACAAAACCATTGACAACTTTTTTAGCTCTGCTGTAGGCGATGTGGAAGTTGTGGTCGTCCTAAACGGCTATGACCAGGACGTTGATCCCCGGGCGGTGGTGATTAAGTCCGACACGAACAAGGGCGAGCGATGGGCCATGAATCGTGCGGCAGAGCGGGCCGTTGGTGAATATCTGATGCGGTCTGATGCTCACTGTGACATAGACCATGGCTATGACCAAAAAATAATTGAAGCATTGCAAATCCATCCCAGGGCCGTCATCGTACCGGTCCTTACCGCTGTGGATGGAAATTGGAAACGCAATCTAGACCATTGGTATGGATTTTGCAAGCTGTTGCCTACATTCGAGGAGAAGTGGTGGAGCAAGCCGGAGTATGCCACGATTGAGCCGAATATGTCTTGCACAGGCTGTGGGATGTCTATGACGGCAAAGTTCTACAAGGAGATTGGCGGAGCGGATGAGAACATGCCGCCCATGGGAGCGATTGGGCCGGAATTCAGCACCAAGGCGTTCTACTATGGGGACGGACTCTTCACCAGAACTGACCTACTGATGGGCCACATATGGAGTACCGGCGGGTATGACACGTCTGGCGTGGCGCGGGCGAGGCAAATGCTTGCGGATAGGTTTGGCGATTTCTACAAAACTATTGCGGACAAATTCAATATCGAAGAGCAGGACGTTCGCAAGGTCACTACGGACAACAACCACCGGACTGTCACAATCAGACGAGAGGACGTGACTGAAACAAAAGATGCCGATGACAAGGTTGTGAAGAAAGTGGTGGAGCACTTCTGCTATGTCCATAAGGACGACGGCACTGGACCGGATGAGGCTGAGTTGCAAGTGAAGTACGGGCCGCGTGCTTTGAAAGTAGGCGAGGACGTCTACCTGCTGGATCAGAATGGCGTATTGGTCAAAGCGGAAGAGGTGGTGTCATGAGTCGCATAAACATTGGCTGTGGCGGCACCAAGCGACGTGCTGGCACCGGCTATGACGTGTATACGGACATCAATCCCGCCAAAGAAGTGTTGGACGGCAAATTTGTCCAATGTGCCGCAGAGGACATGAGTGTGTTTGCGGACAAAGAGTTCGACTACGCTCAGTGCCATCACTGCATTGAACATGTTGTCGATCCTGACCTGGCCTGTGCTGAAATACAGAGGATTGCCAAGGCCGGACGCATCAGCTTCCCTCCAATGCAAGCTGAGGTAATGTTCGGCCGTCGGGATCACAATTGGTTTGTCTGCATTGATCGTGGCAGGTTATTGTTCATCAAGAAGCGCCACGGCTCCTACGGCATACCGCGGAATGTCACTAGATGTGAGTTGAATGTCAACTTCGATTGGACCGGCACTTTCGATTGGCAGGTGGTGCAATAATGAAGCCATTTATAGCCGAGAGGCTGACAAACGGCCAACTGCAACAACTAACCCATCCAAGGATCAGTCCACCTCCTATGGACCATGCCTTGGCGACGGACTGTCTGCTTAAAGTCAAAGAAATATTCGACAGGCGAGGACTAACTTTTTGGCTAATCTTCGGAACCTTACTAGGTGCTGTGCGAGATAGCGACTTCATCAAGTGGGACAAAGACATTGACCTGGCCTGCTACGAATCTGATGCAGAAGCACGATACCCAGCCATACTAGAACTAGAGCAGGCTGGAATGAAGGTCATCCGAACAGGAGCAACAGATAACTCATTTCAGGTAAAGAAAGAGTTGGTCTGTATTGACTTTGGATCTGCTGAGAAGTTCAGAGGCAATATGTGGCGATACGGCAGGTTCTATGAAAGAAAAGATTTCTTTTCTGAGCTCATTGACTGGCCCTTCCTGGGAACTGTATTTAAGATTCCGAAGAATTATGAGGAATACTTGCAACAACATTATCATGGAGAAGCATGGAAGACTCCTGACCCTACATGCAAGCACGCGGCCTTGTTTAAAATACCGAAAAGGTATCAATAATGATTTTAGTCTATTCCTACTACTGTTTGGACATCATTCATGAAGGCCACCTTCTGCAATTGAAGAATGCCAAAGCAATTGCCGGTCCTGATGGCAGATCCATAGTGGGGATACTGACAGACGAGGCTGTCATGGAGAAGAAGTCCTGCCCCGCTATTCCGTTTGTAGAGCGGGTGCGTATTGCCCAGTCTATTGACTGTGTTGATGTTGTCGTGCCACAAGTCACTTACTCACCATTGGATAATGTGAAAGCGATTGGAGCCAGTGTGCTTATGGAAAGTGCGTCCCATAGTACTGAGGATATTCGTAAGGCTCATGCCTGTATGGCCGAACTAGGAGGCCAAGTCATCACAACACCTTATTATCCATGCCAGTCATCTACAGACATTAAGGAGCGATGCAGATGATGCGGTATGTAATCGGTATTGTCCTGCTCTTATCTACAATTTGCTCAGCGGGAGACTTCGACTACTGGCTGACGGACAGTCTGTCATTCACACAAGTCAATCTAAATGTCGTACAGCAGATTCGCTTCAGCGATGATTCCGCCACATTTATCCAATACACTGGACTCGGGAAGAAGCTTAACAGTCATGTCAGCACGGCCATTTGGCACAAGTACATCACAACCTTACATACTGGATATGCTGCCGGATGGAATGACGCACACCGTGTTGTTGGTGATTTGGCATTCAGCGGCAAGTTATCTGCTATGAAAGTCAGCAATCGCAGTCGCCTCGAATACGGACTGTCCAAGTATGCCTGGATATACCGGAATAAGACAAAGCTGTCCCTTGGTCCTGTATTCATATCTGATGAGGTGTTCTTTCTGGACGGCCTTCGTGAAAACCGTCTGATTGGCGGTGTAGCGTTTGATATTAATGAAAGTTCCAAATTAGCTTTCTTCTGTATGGAACGAACGAAGAAGTATAAGTCATGGAACAGTTCAAACATCCTGGGTGCAACAATAAAGATTCGCTTTTAAGAGGTATGTCATGAGAGACAGTCATAAGAAATCAATGCTGAAGAGTCTAGTATGGCGGATCATTGGTGTATTCTGGCTTGCTGGAATCACCTGGATGGTGACGCACAAATGGATACAGGTGTCACTCATTACATTCATCCACCATGCGGTGTTCCTGGTGGTGTTCTACCTGCATGAGCGGGCATGGGCTGGCTCTATCATGCGTCCGAAACTCAAATACGCCATAAAGGCCCTCACCTACGAAATTGTTCTTGGCAACATAATTCTAGGACTCATCACCTATGCTGTCACTCGCGATCCGTACCAGATGACCCTGGTAGCAGGCATCTATATTCAGAGCAAACTCTTGCTATACTTCTTCTATGATTGGATGTGGAGTAGATGAACCAAGCTGAGTGGAATGTCTATTGGGCAAATACGCATGAAAAGTACCTTGTGAATAAGGACTTAAATCACCTACGTCCACACCTGCTGCCACTATGCAAGGGCAAGATTCTTGACATGGGCTGCGGTGTTACGAATATGTACCGCGAAGGTCATGATGTTACTGGATTGGATATTAGCAATGAGTGTGTCCGATTGATGAAGGAACGCAGTCCCTGGGGTACGTGGATTGTTGGCGACGTCCGTGACACCGGCCTGCCAGAATCTTCCTTTGATACGGTGGTGTGCTCGCATGTTCTGGAGCACTTCTATGAAACGACTCCCATCATTGAAGAGATGAAACGCCTGGTAAAACCCGATGGCAATATCATTATTGTTGTGCCACGAGACTGCAAAGACCCGGACCATGTGCATATAAAATGGTCCAACAATATGATAGAGACACGAATCAGGCGACATTTAAAAGACGGACACCATGCATTAAAAGCTCGTAACCATTGGATTGTACAAGGAGGCAAGACCATGACTGCCAGTGTGGTTATGATTGCATGGTCGCCCCATTCCCATCGTATGGCAGTTATGCGGCAGGCTCTCAATACCTTAAAAGAATGCACCACCTATCCGTATGAGCTTGTCGTCGTGGACAATGGACCGGCGGAACAAACTGAGTTTATTAAGCAATGCCATCCAGACATCCATATTGTAAATAAGGTGAACCAACCTCCGCCAGTATCTCGCAACATGGGAGCAGGAGCAACTGATAGTGACTATATCACATTTGTTGATAACGATATGAAGTTTTACCCCGGCTGGCTGACTGAAAGCATCAACCTGTTGGAAAAATATCCTGACAGGAAACTAATCTCCGCCCCTACGGACAATGTGACAATGCGAAAACCTCAGCACCAGATTGAGGCCTTCGATGGTTATGGCCTGTCTCGTCGTAGTGGCAGCACCTGTTGGGTAATGAAGCGACGGACCTTTAATGAGATAGGACGATGGAATACAGACAGCACGGTAGAGGACCATGAGTATGCCATACGAGCTGGAGCACTTGGATATGGATTCATCTACCGACTTGCTCCTCCGCATGTGTCGCATAGGGCAGTTCATAAGCGGACCTTTAACTATAAAAAACGATGGGCAGATGGAGTATGGATATGAAACAGTTAGAAATTGACAAACGCAACCGACTGATACGCTATGCCAAGGAGTTTGGTGTCAAAATCTTCGTAGAGACTGGCACGTATAAGGGCGATACTGTTAAAGCGATGTTGGTGAGCAAGCTGTTTAGCAGAATCTACACGGTCGATGTGTACGAAGATCGGGTGATGAACTCACGTCGCCGCTTTGAAAGTTTTCCCAACATCTATTGCTTACAAGGGGACAGCGCAGATGTAATGCCGCAGATTCTGACCGACATTGTGGATGAGCCCACACTTTTCTGGCTCGATGCCCACCACTCTGGCAAGCAGATTGCCCGCAAGCGCGGACTGGTATCTACGCCAATTGTGGCAGAACTGACGGCCGTGTTGCAGCACAATGCCGACCATATTGTTCTAATCGACGATGCACGCTACTACGAGGAATTCTCCACAAAGTACGAAAACTACCCATCTACGGAGGAATTAAGGGCATTAGTGGCCCAATATCGTCCTGATTGGCAGTTTATTGTGAAGGACGACGTCATAAGGACCCACAAATAGTGTACAAGACTGTAAGAAAACTTGGACGGAAGGGCCGGTTCGGTAATCAGCTCTTCCAATACGCTCGCTTACGTCAGGAGGCTGGTGATCGCTATCAATGTGGGGTTTGGGCCGGTCAGGAGCTTTTCGGCCTCAACGACCCTCCTGTACGTCCTGGCGTGAAGGACATTGGAACGAACTTTCCGTATGACTCCGGGTGGTATGATAAGGATTTGTTCCAAAGTGTGCTTCATATGGTGCCAAATGCGGCTTTGGACCGCGTAATTGAGCATGCCAAGCAAGACGGACCCGTCGTGGGCGTACACTTGCGTCGTGGTGACTATGGCACATTCAAGAGACGGTCAGCCCGGTGGTGCTTCCGAGCTCCAACAGAGTGGTATGTCCAGTGGTTGGACGCGAATCTCCACAGGATGGACGGGACTCCTACTGTCCTTATTGCCTCAGACGACCCGACTGAGCAGATTCCGACATACCAGACATTCAAAACCGACGGCACGGTGCTGTCGGACTTCTACGCACTGACAAAGTGCGACTACTTGCTGATCAGCAACAGTACGTTCAGCTTTGCCGCCAGCATGCTGGCCTCAGACTGTCAGGAGTGCTGGAGGCCTCGCCTAAGTCTGAAAAAGCTAGTCAAGTACGACCCGTGGGACAGTCCTGTGGTGTTTAAGGACGAACTATATGAAAGCAACTGTAGTATTGACAACTTGGTCACCCACTAAGCAACGACTTGAGGTTCTGAAAAAGAGTTTAGAATCATTGAGAAGTAGTACAAAGACTCCTCATCGTTTGATTATTATTGATAATGGTCCGGAGCGGCAGACAGACTATCTCAATACTTTAAAATATGGTGAAGTACTCACACAAGATGTCAATATTGGAATTGGTGCTGCTCGTAATCTGGGTATTGAATTATGTGACACACCTTTTATTGCTTTCGTAGACAATGATATCATATATTTCAAAAAATGGTTAAAATCATCTATGAATGTGTTGAATAGATTTTATAACTGGCCATTAATTGCTAGTCCAATACTGTCCGCACCAATGCGTAAAAGCAAACACTGCATTGGAAACCTCGGCTCATACAAATTGTTCAACAGGGCATCGCCACAATGTTGGGTTATGAGGAAAAGTGATTGTGATAAAATTGGAAAATGGTCTATACACAGTAAGCCTGGAACGAGTTATTGTGATAAGTTATATGAAATGAGGTATAGATTTGTCTGGCATCCTAATTGGAAAGCAAAACATTTATGCAAGAAGGCAAGTTACAATCATAGGAATGTATTAATAAATGGAACATGGGTAGACAGAAAGAGAGTGACAGCATGAGCAAAGAAATTAGTGTTATTATGCCATTTTGCAATGAGATGCCGCAAGTCATCTTCACAGTGCAGTCGTTGGTGGAAGAGTTGCATGGTTTCTGTGATTATGAAATCATTCTGATTGACAACCTATCGTCGGACAAGATGATGTGCAAAACGGAAGAGCGTGAGTGGCCTGTCCGGCAGCGAGCGTTCTTTAGCAACCACAAAGGCACCATTAATACGTGGCTGTTTAGGAAGAAATTTATAAAATACCTACAGTATGACGACAAGAAGGGACACTGGAATGCTAAGAATCATGGCATTGTCAATTCGACTGGCAAGTATTTGTTCTTCCTGGATGCACATTGCGTCATGAAGCGGGACAGTCTGAGAAAGATGATACGCCACGCCCGCTACCTAGATACCGTCGAGAAATGGGGCGGACTACATGCCTACATCAACTACATGCTAGACTCCCATCGCTTGGAATACAAGGTCCAGCGGAAGACATTTGGCTATCAATTCTGCTCCGCTCAGCCAGGCCGCAAAGAGCCGTACAAAGTGTGTGTCATGAGCACCTGCGGAATGCTGAGTCCGAGAACTGTCTTTGACGAGTTAGGCCCTTGGCATCCGGAGCTGGGCATCTACGGCGGTGGGGAAAGCTACATCAACTGGAAGCAGTCAACCTGCGGCTACCATCACTGGATTCATCAAGAGGCTGAATGCTGGCACTACGCAGACAAACGTGGGTATGCATGGAATCATGGAGACTTTGTGCGAAATAGCTTTATAGCCGCCTATGTGGTCGGTGGGGATAAGTTCTTGGAGGAACAAATCATATTACGAAAACAAAAAGAGCGACACAATGTAATTGACGAACTTGCAGCGGACGTTCGTGAGAAATGTGGCGACGAGATGCGGTTCATAGCGTCTAAGCAAGTTGAAACATTCGACCAATACATATCTAGGTGGGAAGCTAATCCCGGAACATGGAGAAGAAAATGAGAAAAACAATTATAGCTATTGTAATGCTGACAATTGTGACAGTGTTTGCACAACCTGTTGTCAATGAGTACGAGCACATCAATCCTGGCAGATTAAGTCAGCGAGTGGGCCAACCGAAACAGTGGATATGGCCCAGCGCAGATGCCAGTGCGATTGAAATTGTAGCGATTGACGCTCCGGATGGCTGCATCGCATCTGTAGTAGACTCCAATGTGGTGGTAAACTACACTCCGGTCACAACTGGCCTGCAAACTGTCGTGCTAACAATCCGAAGCTACGCTGCCACCAGTGTGGTGGATGACTGGACTGGCGAGGCCATCTATTGGGATCAGAACTACAGTATTGACTTCGTAGTGTATGACGTGAGTGACGCCCCTTTTATGATTGGCTTCGGAGACGTGATGTCCGACATGTCCGACTCGCAGACCTTAATGCCTTTATAGCGGATTGTAATGTGCCGCCTGGAGTGAGTTACGAAACGTGGCAGAAGATACGAAAACGAGCTACACAGGTTAGAAAGAAATTGAAATGCCTCTAATACCAACGAGAATAGCACAAGGTACTGACTTCGGTTTAGAAGTGGCAAAAGGAAATATCTCTGGCCATAGTGTGATAAATAAATTCGGAGCCGCACACGACTTTGACACCGGCGATGGTGAGGTACTTGTCTGGGATGCGTCGGATGATTCTATTACCTACGATAACAACGATGCGTCGAAGTTCTTGGCGTCAACTTGGGGAGCGTCCTCTACAGCAGATATAGGTATCTTATCTTGTGTTGCGGCTGGAACACAGACGATTGAAATTCAAGGCATTGCAAGTGACGGTACACTCCTAACACAGACGTTCACATTGAACGGAACAACAGATGTTGATTTGTCTGACACTGGTTCGGATTATAAGAGAATCTTCCGAATGAAGAATACAGGCTCTACGAATCTTGGTGGCCATGTGTGGGTTAGGACGAACGGTTCGGCTCAGGATGCAGGGACCCCCGGTGTTCCTAGTGATGCAGCAACTATCCGAGGGATGATACACGAAGAGAACAATCAAACTGAGATGGCTGTGTATCACGTCCCAACAGCAACAACCGCCTATATGGACAGGTTCTATGCTAGTACCTCTGGCGGGTCTAGAGCGACGAATTACATCATCAGAGTGTTTGCAAGGCCTAGCGGTGGAGTGTATCAACTGAAGTATAAAACATCTATCACTGATGAAAATTCAGACGAAACGCCTTACATATACCCGCCGTCTTTTGCAGCAGGAACAGACATCATTGTCACAGCAGAAACAACTGAAACGGCTATTACCGGCTCTCAAGTGATAGCCGGATTTGATATTGTATTGGTAGACGATTAGTAGACGATTAGTAAATGATTAGGAG